TAAATCAAACAAATATAAATCAAACAAATATAAATCAAACAAATATAAATCAAACAAATATAAATCAAACAAATATAAATCAAACAAATATAAATCAAACAAACAAAAAAATATATCAATACGTATTCTTACTACTAAATATGAAGGATATGAAACCGATTTAAATGTGTATCTAGATATATTTAAAAAACAAAAGCAAAAACAAAACAATAATATAATTATAGATGATATAGATATAGTATATTTATATACTGATAATCGCATTACGATTAATTATGAACCAAATAGACATTATGACATAAATTTGTTTCTAGACACAATATTGCCTATGAATAATAATAATAATAATCCCAAAAGTAATAAACATGATTATTCATATTTTAAAACAATATTTCCTGCGAGTATTCATATGTTTGCAGTAAATGTAAATTCATTTAGAAATTATAAACAATTAAAATATATTGATATAGTTTTATGCAATACATTAGAGTCTTTTGAATTCATAAATTTCATTAAAAAAGAAAATAGCAATCAAAAAAATAAAATCAATAATGCATATAAATTTATAACATATTATACTAAATTTACTACACCTATACTAAAGCAATTACAAAATAAGAATGTATCTAAATCATCTAAATCATCTAAATCGTCTAAATCATCTAAGACATCTAAACCCTTTATATTCATTCATGCAGTAGAAAACTATACTGATACTAATACTGCTTTACTAATATATTGTTGGTTAGTTAATAATGGTTTTCTAGATATTAGTCTAGATACAAGTCTAGATACAGATACAAAACCAGAATTACATATACTTTGTTATGGATTATCATATACAGAATTATTAGTAGATTTTGAAGCATTATATAAAACTAATTTACTATCATTTAGAAATTTTACTTATAAATCAAAAACAATATTAAAATATGAAAATTTATATATATATACAAATGATACACAAATAAATAACATTGAATTTAATAATAATAAAAATTATAATAAAAATTATAATTATTTAATGAAAATTGCCGATGTTGCAATATATCCTAGTAAACAGGCAAATTATCCTCATTATATAAATGCTTCTAGATACTATAATATACCAATAATTACAATGGATTCTAAACCAATGAATGAATTAGTTAATATGAATAATGGTTATCTATTAAAAAATAAATCGCATTACGATTACAAACAATATAGAGAAAGTAAATATAGATTTTGTAAAGCATATCCAGATATTAATGAATTGAAGAAATGTATTATAGAATGTATTAATAATAATGTTATTCGTAATAGTATTAGTATTAGTAATAATGTATCTAGAAGTATGTTTGATAAAGATAAACAATATTTTGAAAATATAATGGAAAAGATTATTAAAATATGTAAAACAAAAATTAGTAAAACTAATGAAAATGAAAATGAAAATGAAAATGAAAATGAAAATGAAAATGAAAATGAAAATGAAAATGATTCTAGAGACATATTAGATATCAATACTATAAATATAAATCATGATAAAACTTTTTATAATAATCTTTATCCAGAAAAGGAAGATGAAAAACAATGTATGTATATTTCAAGTCGCGGAATTATCAAATCCTGTAATGTTCATAGTATAGATCCAATATCTAGCATAGCAGAATTGGTTGGTTATGATATGACGCAATTATATGACGGATGTAGCATATATGTATGTAATTCTGCAATACCTAAATTTGCAGAGAAATTGAAAGAAATGACAAAAAATAAACATATTAATACAAATATATCAAATATTAAATTTACATTAGTTAGTGGAGATGCTGATGAAACTTGTCCCAATGATTTATTTGAATCATTAGAAGATTTTAAATCTTTTATAGAAAATAAACATATAATGCATTGGTTTGCACAAAATTGTATAATAAGTAATCATCCAAAAATAACTCAGCTACCAATAGGACTACAATATCATCAATTTGATAATGTAAATGAAAATATAAATATTATATCACCATTACAACAAGAACAAGAATTGAAAAACTTTACAAATACAGCAAAACCCTTTTGGGAACGTGAAACTAAATGCTATATTAATTTTATACTTTCTATGGGTGGATCTAAGTTTGGTTATGATAGAATTATTGCATATCGCGAATTAAGTAAAAATTTGCATACAAATAAGAATACACATAAACATAATAATAATCATCTGTTCATAGAACACAAAAGAATAAATAAGAAAGAAACATTACACAATCAATGCAAATATGCTTTTGTAGTTTCACCTTTTGGTAATGGACTAGATACTCACCGTACTTGGGAAGCATTAATACTCGGTTGTATTCCAATTGTAAGGAGCTCCGGTTTAGATAGTATGTATGATGATTTACCAGTTTTAATAGTAAAAAAATGGAGTGATGTTTCCCCTGGATTATTAAATAAGACAATAATCGAATTTAAAGAAAAACATAAAAAAGGCAAATATAATTATGATAAATTATTATTGAAATATTGGATGGATAAGATAAATAGCAATATGTAATTAAAATAATTAAAAAAAGTTTGTGTAATATATATATATAAAAGAAATCAATATAAAATATATACAATACAATAGATTAATATATTAATATTATAATACAATAAAACCCAAATCTATCATTAAACCCAAATCTATCATAAAATGACTGTTGGAGCACTTACACAACTCGAATATGGAAATACCGACCGTATGGCATTTCTTACTCTTAATCCACAAATTACCCATTTTAAATCTGTTTATAAGAAATATACTAATTTTGCAACGCAATTTATAAGACTACAACCCACTGGGTCATCAACCGGGTTATCATGGAATGCCGATACAACATATACATTTACTATTCCTCGTAATGGTGATGCTATTAGAGATATATATTTAACATTAGAGCTACCAGATATATACTCTGATTCTAATTATAAATTTCAATGGATTAAACGCATAGGTGAATATATTGTACGCGACGTAACATTACAAATAGATACAAATCAAAACATAGATAAACATTCAGGGGAATGGTTTCATGCATATAGTGAACTAAACTATGATGAAGGCAAGAAAAAAGGATATTATAAAATGATTGGCAATGTTCCTGAATTATATGACCCAAGCAATGCACCTGGCAATACAGGTCAATATCCATCATATCTAAATAAATATGCACCATCAATCATAAATCGTAAATTATATTTACCACTTATATTCTGGTTCAATAAATTTGCATCAATGAGTTTACCATTAATCGCATTACAATTAAAACCCGTATATATTGTTTTCAATTTCCGCCCCCTGAAAGAATTATACACAATTATAGATTATACCGGTTCAGGTGGAACTGGTTATCGCATTAAACCAAGCAATGCTACAAATGTAAATAATGCATATATTGGCAATTTTTTACAACCTGTATCACCTACCCAAAACAATTTGGATTTAAATCCCCAATTGGAAATTAATAATGTATTTTTAGATAATGAGGAACGAAAGCGTTTTGCTATGTCAGCACATGATTATTTAATAACACAATTGCAACCTATAATTCAACAAAGAGTCAAAATATCACAAACTACAGGATTTAAACTCGACCTTTCACAAATAAATAAACCAGTGACGGAGTTTGTCTTTATGATTAGGAGAACAGATATGGAAGATGTAAATGATTGGTCAAATTATACAAATTGGAATATAGCTGATATACCACCATATTCATTATCATATGTTAACCCCTATGGTTTACCTTTAACAATAAATTCAACAAATATCCAATACTATAAAACTCGCAATATATTGAAATCTGCAACCATTAGAATACAAGGTAATGAAATAACAGAAGGAGATGTTCCAAATAATGATTTACCACTTACACGCTTATCAGGCAAAGACTCAGTATTTTACAATTTAATACAAAATTTTAATTCTAACAGAAATATGCCAGATGAAGGAATATATACATATTCTTTTTCATTGGATAATACCAGTTTACAACCTATTGGGGCAATCAATATGTCATCAATTACTAATAAAGACATAATTTTGAATTTAACTGCAATAAATCAATCAGGAGGTTATAATTACCCATCTGGAACATCATATGATTATGTAGTTATTCTATTTGCAATTAATTACGATATTTTAAGATTTATTGGTGGTATGGCTGGGTTGGCATCATCAAATTAATTTTTTTGTATTACGATTCATATTACGATTCATATTACGATTCATATTACGATTCATATTTTATTTTATTTTATCTTATTAGTGTAATACAGTAAAGTAAGTAATATATTTATATATATAAGTCATACAAATACTAAAAAAATATATAAGTCATACAAATACTAATCAAATAATGGCTTCTAAAAATATAAAAGTAAAAACAAATGCAAAGATACGTAAAAAGGAAAATTTTGCCGATGCATCAACAATTGGTTATGGGGATATTATTTCAATGATAAGTGTTTCTCCATCTGCACTTGATAAACAAAAAGTATCATTCCAAGATAATATCCAAGACTATTTTATGTTATTGTTAAAATATATGCTTTTAGTTGCAATATTAACACTAAATTTTCTAGGTCTTTCTGTATCTTTAAATTGCAATGCTGACCAAGAGATGTTTACACGTATAATGAGTGCTGTATTTGCATTTTTCTTTGGTTTCGTATATCTTATAATTAATTATTATACATATAAAGTTTTAACACAAGGCAAAATATGTAAAATGAATAGAGAAAAATTATTCCCATTTAAAATGTAATTGTAGATTTAAAATTAAGTATTATGGATTATGGCGAAATATATAAAAATTTCTCATCAATATTTGAATTTAATCTATTAAAATAGTTTGCAAAATATTGTCTAAAATTTGCATCATCAAGTTTTGGGTCATCATTCATTGCTTTATCAATCATGCAACTCTCCAAGTTATAATTTGCATATTGTTTTTTATCATTTTCTATTTTATTCATACGAGACAAATATTGACTACGGGTTGTATTATTATCTCTACCAAAAATATTACATGCATCAAGTTCAAACAGATTTGGTGCAATTTTAGTTCCACATTCTCGTTGATACGAAACCGTGGGGTCATCATTCTTTTTCTTTGATAATAAATCTACATATGGAATATTACTAGGACATTTTGCATTTTTCAAGAATTTAATTGCATCTGCTTTACTATTAAATTTCATGGGATTTGATACATTATCTGTTATCTTTTTAGTATTAAATAGAAAATAGTGTTTACCATTAGATACTAAGTAATTATAGCAACTTGTAGGTATTACTACATCATCTAGAAACACTATAAAATTATCCATTGTTTTATTACGTATGAGAACAATAAGTGTTATCAATACTATTATTATTACTATAATACCTGCTGTATTTAACATTTTCGTGTATCTAATGTTTTGTATTTTGTGTATCTAATTTTTTTTTTATATTATTTACTTTTATGGTTCTAGATACTTAATTATATTTGATTTAGATAATAATTTAGTATTAGTATTCATAAAAAATATATATTATTATATTAAACCTACATAGTATTATTGACATATATAAATTAATATATAATACTAAATATATAATACCAAAAATATATAATACTAAAATATATAATACTAAATATATAATACCTAAATGTATCTAGCTATATTATTAGTTTTAGTAGCAAGTATTGTGTTTTATAGTGAATTAAATACACATATGAATATTGCAGAATATGTTTTACTAGCAATATCATTAATAGCAATAATTAGAGCAGCAATTAATTATATTAAAATTGATGTTGTTAATGAGGACTTTCATGAGGGTTTTGAACATAATGCTATGCATGTATCAAAGAAAAATAAAACTGATACTAAAACTAAAACTGATACTAAAACTAAAACTAAAACTAAAACAGTATCTAGACCATTAAGTGATATGGTATTACATACTGATGATTCAAATGAATATCTAGATACTGATAATATAGATACTGATAGTATAGATACTCATAATATAGATACTCATAAAATTAATAATAGTTTTGTAAATGTTGAAGATGAAAATGATTATGGAATTGGAAATGGTTATGGAAATGGTTATGAAAATGAAAATGAAAATGAAAAAAGTGAGATTGGTATAAACAAAATAAACGAATTGCTTGGTATTGGTAGTAGTGTTGATAATATTGGTGGTAGTATGTCTAAATTTGCTGATGTTAAAAATGATGATAATGTTAAAAGTATATTTAAACCTAAGGTGATTATTGGTAAAGGTGATGGAGATGATGATGACGATGATGACGGTGATGGTTTCGGTTTTGGTGGAAAAAGTAAAAAATGGAATTATGGTTTTAAAAATGATGGTTTTAATTTTAGAAACACAATGAAACCATCAAGGAAATTGTGGGCTGATAAACATGCATTTTATGATAAAACAAACGGTGAATGTAAAATTACAAAATATCATGATGGTTGTGATGATAGTGATGATACACAATGGACACAAAGCTTAAATGAATATAATAAAGGACTTTGGAAATCTAGTTTATATCTTAATCCAAGTGATTATGTTGATTATTTAAATAATACATCTAATGTTAGTAGTGAAACATCAACATCAACATCAACATCAACATCAACATCAACATTTGCTGATACTAGTAATAGTGATAAAAAGAAAAAATGTGGTCAATATTATTCAACATCTTATGATAATGATGCAAACGGTGATGGAGGAGATGATGATATATTAGTTAGAAATTATAAGCATTCTAAAAAATGGTTTCCAGGTTATACATATGTTCCACCTATTAATTGGGATGTTCCCCAAAAACATATTAGTATTTGTAATCCTACAACACCTAATTATCGTAAATTAACTGGTCTAATAGATAGAGGATTGCCTATTAATGCACTAGAACTCAATTTAGAAGGAGATATTGCAGATGAAGAAGAAGATGTTAAATTAACAAATGTTGGTAGTTT